TACATCACCGCCGCCGTAGCATATGCAGAAAGTTATCAGCATATTCCCGAAGGAACATACAAAGAAACCGCTATGCCCGCCACAACAGAACAAGCAGTTATAATGCTTGCTTCTCATTTTTATGAGTCACGTGACGGGAGTACAGGCGGTTTCTTTGCTGATAACCCCCAGGCGGCAACACAAGTATGGAACACAGTCAATCTGCTTCTTCGGCTTGACCGAGATTGGAAGGTGTAACTATGTCATTCGGTAAAATGAATACATCAATAGACCTCGGTATTTTCAAGAAGGTCAAGGACACCGACGGCTTTGCCACATCCGTTTATGAGGGTGTGGCATTTGTCCGTGCTTACAGAGAAGGGCGACACGGTTCACAGCGTTGGGCAAATCTTGCTTCATTCTCCGAAGCTACAGACCTATTCCGCTTACGCATAATACCCGGTATTACAATCACGACTGACCATATCCTCTATTGCAACGGTGAGAAATTCGACATCATCTCTGTGGAGGATGTAAAAGGTCGTGGTATGTATATCGAGGTTCTTGCTAAAAAGGTGGTGTCAGCAAGTGGCTAAAGTTGATATCAAAATGCCGGATGAGTTTCTTGAAAAGCTCTCGAAACTCGGTTCACAGACAGATGTTATAGCCGAGCGTGTTCTTGAAGCAGGCGGTGAGGTCGTCCTTGCGAAAATCCGCAGTAATCTCTCCTCCGTAGTAGGCAAAAACACGAAGGTGGAATCACGTTCTACGGGTGAGCTTGAACGTTCCCTCGGTATGTCAAAAACTCTTGTAGACAGACAAGGTAACCATAACATCAAGATTGGCTTTGCCGAACCCCGTTCCGATGGTGGAAGCAATGCTAAAATTGCCAATATTATCGAATACGGAAGGCACGGCCAACCGGCAAAACCTTTTCTTAAGCCGGCAAAAACAAGCTCAAAAACTGCGTGTGAAACAGCTATGAAACAGAAATTTGAGGAGGAAATCAGCAAATTATGAGTGTGCTTTCAGATATTAATGCAACCCTTAATGGTTGCGGTATTCCTCTTGAAACAGGTGTGTTTACAGATAATGCACCCGATAAATATATCGTAGTTGTTCCATTGATAGATACATTTGGGGTTAACGCAGATAACACCCCCACCTACGATGTACAGGAAGCCCGCATATCCTTGTACAGCAAATCAAACTATATTGCGGACAAAAACAAAATCGTTCGGTTTCTCATTTCCGCAGACTTCACCATTACAGGCAGACAGTATGTCGGATATGAAAGCGGAACTGGATATCACCACTATGTGGTCGATGTCGCAAAACACTATGAAATGGAGGAATAACCTATATGGCTACAATAGGTCTTGATAAACTTTTCTACTCTAAGATTACCGAAGACAAAGACGGTAACGAAACCTATGCAACTCCTACACAGCTTGCAAAGGCTATGACCGCTGACCTCTCGGTTGAACTTGCAGAGGCAACGCTGTACGCAGACGATGGTGCTGCAGAAATCGTCAAGGAATTTAAGAGTGGTACTCTTTCTCTCGGTATCGATGATCTCGGTGCGGCTATTGCTTCCGATCTTACGGGTTCGACTATCGATGAAAACGGCGTTGTTATGTCATCTGCCGAGGACGGTGGTTCTCCTGTTGCAGTTGGATTCCGTGCAAAGAAGGCAAACGGAAAGTACAAATACTACTGGCTTTACAGAGTAAAGTTCGGCATCCCCGCCACGAACCTTGCTACCAAGGGCGACAGCATTACCTTCTCCACCCCTACAATCGAAGGTACTATTATGCGCCGTAACAAACCCGATATCAGCGGTAAGCATCCCTGGAAGGCAGAGGCTACCGAGGGCGAAAACAATATTACCGAGGCTACCATTGCGAATTGGTACAAAGAAGTATATGAGCCGAGCTATGCTGCTCCGGCTTCTGAATAAGGAGGTACAATATGATAACCGACAGAACAGCTACTATCACCATCGGCGGTGATGAATATACTCTTGTTCTTACAACAAAGGCAACCAAGGAAATCGCAGGTCGTTACGGCGGTCTTGAAAACCTTGGAGAAAAGCTCATGAAGTCCGAGAACTTTGAAATGGCTATCGGTGAAATCGTATGGCTTATTACTCTTCTTGCAAACCAGGCTCTTCTCATACACAACATCAAGCATAAGGATGACCAAAGAGAACTCCTTACTGAGGATTATGTTGAGATTCTCACATCTCCCGCCGACCTTGCAACCTTTAAGGCGGCAATCACAGAAGCTATGTTTAAGGGCACAAAACGCAACGTGGAAAGCGAAACTGATTCAAAAAACGCACAAGTCGAGTAAGTGACGAAGAGTTATTTACTCGACTTTTATATTACGGCATCGGTCAGCTTCATCTGTCTATGGATGAAGTGTGGCTGATGCCGTTTGGCTTACTCCTTGACCTTTGGGAGTGTCATAAGCAGTACACTGGCATCGCCAAGCCGAAACGGGAACGATTCATTGATGACATCATCCCGGACGGAATCTGACGAAAGGTGGTGGTTATATGGCAGATAACTTCGGTCTAAAGATAGGGCTTGAGGGTGAAAAGGAATTCAAGAAAGCTCTCGCAGATATCAATCAGAGCTTTAAGGTTCTCGGCTCGGAAATGAAGGTCGTTGAGTCCCAATTTGGAAAGAACGATAATTCTGTCGAGTCCCTCACCGCCCGTAACCAGGTACTAAACAAAGAAATCGAAGCTCAAAAGCAGAAAATAGAAACGCTCCGAGCTGCTCTTGAGAATGCCTCATCCTCTTTCGGTGAGAATGATAGGCGTACACAAAACTGGCAGATACAGCTTAATAATGCCACTGCTGCCCTCAACGATATGGAGCGTGAACTAAAAAACAATAACGAAGCTCTCGACCAAGCCTCAAAAGAATTTGATGATGCCGAAGATAAGGCTGATAAGTTCGGCGATGAGGTTGAGGATGCCGGAGAAAAAAGCGATGATGCCGGCGGTAAGTTTTCCGGTCTCGGCACAGCTTGTAAGGCTGCCGCCGCAACTATTACCGCAGCGTTTGCAGCCGTGTCCGCTGCCGCCATAGCCGGAGGTAAAGCTCTCATTGATATGACCAAGGAGGGTGCAGCTTATGCGGATACCGTGCTTACCGAATCTACTGTAACGGGTATTGCTACTGATAAACTCCAAGAGTATATGTATGCTGCAGAGCTTGTAGACGTTTCTACGGAAACGCTCACCAAGTCTATGGCAAAACAAATAAAGTCTATGAAGGCTGTACAGGATGGCACAAAACTTTCCGTCGAAGCCTACGATAAACTTGGTGTTTCGGTAACCAATGCAGATGGCAGTTTACGAGACTCCGATACTGTGTATTGGGAAGTTATCGATGCGCTTGGCAAAGTCGAAAACGAAACTGAGCGAAATGCCCTGGCGATGCAAATCCTCGGCAAATCCGCCCAGGAACTGAATCCTCTTATTGAAGCGGGTGCCGGGAAAATGGCTGAACTTGGAGAACAAGCACAGGCCGCCGGATATGTAGTTAACGACGATATGCTCGGTGCATACGGGGCACTTGATGACCAGTTACAGTATCTGAATGTAGGTGCAACTGCAGCCAAGAATGCTCTCGGTACAGTACTTCTCCCGGTACTTACAGACCTTGCTACAGAAGGCAACGCACTCCTTGGAGAGTTCACAAACGGCATCCTTGATGCCAATGGTGACCTCGGTGCGATGTCCGATGTCATTGGTGAACTTTTACCCGAAGTTCTCGATATGATTATGGAGTTCTTACCCGAACTTCTTGAAATCGTAGGCGAGATAGTTGGCTCCTTGGCACAGGCTCTTATTGATAATCTACCTACGATTATTGATACTGCGTCGCAGATAATTTTTGCGTTGTTACAAGGTTTGATTGCAGCCCTACCTCAAATAGCGGAGGGAGCATTACAGCTTGTTATGGCTCTTGTAACGGGCATCTTGGAGAACCTTCCGCTTCTTCTCGAAACCGCCTTACAAGCGGTTGTAATGCTTGCTACAGGCATTGCAAACGCACTACCCACGTTGATACCGACTATCATCCAGGTGGTTATTCAGATTGTACAAACTCTTATAGAGAATCTGCCTTTGATACTCGATGCAGCACTTCAGCTCATTATGGGACTTGCCCAGGGCATCCTTGATGCACTCCCCGTGCTGATTGCGGCTTTGCCTGAAATCATTATGGGGATTATAAACTTCCTCCTGGATGCAATACCTCAAATAATCGAAACGGGTATACAACTTATAACCTCCCTTGTGTCAGCTCTTCCCGAAATCATCACCGCAATTGTTGAAGCTATCCCTCAGATTATTGAAGGTATCATTACGGCTGTGCTTGGTGCAATCCCCCTCATTATACAGGCTGGTATTGACCTCTTGATTTCGCTTATCAAGGCTTTACCGCAAATTATAACAACCATCGTCAATGCAATTCCTCAGATTATTTCCGGTATAATCAACGCTGTAATCGGCAATATCCCCCTCATAATCCAGGCGGGCGTTGACCTCTTTATTTCGCTCATTAAAAACCTTCCCACAATCATCGTGGAAATCGTAAAAGCCGTACCACAGATTATTGCGGGTATCGTTAAGGCTTTCGGTTCTCTCGTTGGAGAGATGGCATCCATAGGTGGAAATATCGTAAAGGGTCTGTGGGATGGTATAACCGGTCTTGCGGATTGGCTTTGGGATAAGGTTTCAGGATGGATCTCCGGTATCTGGGACGGGATTTGTGATTTCTTCGGTATCGCATCTCCCTCGAAGGAAATGGGATGGGTCGGTGAGATGCTTGTTGACGGTCTCGCAGGCTCACTTAGCTCACACGGTAAAGAAGCCGTGAAAGCAGCCGAGGGAATGAGTTCTGACATTACCGATGTTATGCACGGACTGGCGGATGATATGGAAATGGCACTTCCCACCGATTTCAACATCGATGGAAATGTACGTGCAAGTGTATCGGGTTCTGCCACAGATGCTGTAAAGAACGGATTGTCGCTTGTACTCAACATTACGAATTTTAACAACTATTCAAGCGAGGATATTCAGCAACTCACAAACGAGGTGCTGGTAACCGCAGGTCAATTTGCAAAACGGAAAGGG